GGCTTATGACCTAGGGATTTTTCTTACCCAACGGTCTCCTGGTAATGTCGTAGGGTAAGGGTATGTCTTCATGCAGGGGTACCTTCCTCCTTATTGCCTCGCCTCACCCGTGCTCGCGGGCTATCTCCATCACTCCCACCGCAAGCCAAGGGCGCACTCGTGACCCTAGCTCGTACTGTAGCCATTAGCCTACGCTCTAGCCCTTGGCCTCGCCCTACCTCCCGGCGGTGGGGGTACACCCCAGATTCTAGGGGCGGGGTAGTTTCGGAGGTACCCCAATCACACATTGCTTCACACATGAAGCCCAATCACACATTGAGTCGTGTGTGTAGCCGCCCCTGCGAGGCATCGGAGTGAGGATCAACGCACTCTAGGCGAGGGTGTAGGTAGCGTTTAGCCGAACGGCTCGACAGGACATGAGCGAAGCGAATGCCTGTCTTGCAACGACCGCTAGGGAGTGCTTGAACGGGGGTAGTAGGGGGGAAATGGTCTGCGGGGTCAAGCCCTAAATTGAGGGAAATGAAAGAAAGTTGAGGGATGGGGTGGAGATGATTGAAAAAGTGGGGTGGATGTGGTATGGGAGGATGGTATGCCGCGGAAGAAGAAATCACCTAACACTGCTGGGAATGAGATGGAGGGGGCGATCAAGGCCGCTCGGGAGGCTTATGCTGGCGTTCCTGAGGCCAAGGAATCCCCTGTTGTGGCTGGGGCGGGGAAAGGGGTGGACGAGGAGCGTAGGATGCGTAAAATGGCTCCTTTGCCCCATCCGAGGCAGTGCGGGAAGCTGATTAGCGGGAAGGAGTGGGCTGCGCTGCTGACGGATGAGCAGGTGGAGGCGTGGGCCGAGAACTTCGTGGCGACGGGGCGGCGGCAGGGGTTGTTCTGGGATAGGGGTGGGCCTTGGACGAAGGAGAACAACCTGTGGCGGGCGGAGTCAACGCGGGCTGTTGAGGCGCTGCCGGCGGCAATGGAGGCTGTGGCACGGCTGAAGGATGAGTGTGTGATGAGCACGCTGGAGCGGAGGAAGAAGCTGAAGCGGATTAGCGAGGCCCCGGAGCATCCGATGAAGGGGTTGGCGGATAACCTGAAGGCTATTGAGCTGGACGCGAAGGAAGACCCTGAGGCAGTTCAGAATGCGAAGCTGGTGGGCGGCAGCGCGGAGGGTGTTACGAACGTGCTCAATATGTTCTGTCTGCCGGATGATGCCATTGTAGCTGTGAAGGCTGCCAAGGCTATTGCTGATGGGGGTGGGCGGAAGGTGATTGAGGCTGATTTCAGCGTTGCGGAGGGGGTTGGCGTGAAGGTTGAGCCAGAGGCTTGACGTATAAGCCGTTGTAGCGCAGAGTGCGGGCATGATTCAACGGACGTTCGGCCAAGTAAAGGCGTTCCTAGCCGAGTACGCGCTCAACAATGGCGTTCAGGTGACGGATGCTCGCCTTCTGGCTGCCACTAATCGCGCCATCCGTGAGTTGATGAACGAGGGGGAGTGGCCGGGCATCGTGGATCAGTGGTACTTGAAGTTCGACACCCCGCAGGAAGGGCTTCTGACGTGTCCCAGCTTCATTGAGCGCATCCTTCAGGTGACGGTGGATGACTGCCCCAATGAGATTCGTAGCCCTTGGTTCGAGTTCTGCCAGTATGGCCCCGGTCCGGCGCACAACACGGAGTACGATAGCTACGGCAATCAGATTCCAAAGCGCGTTAACTGGGGTGGCTGGATGGTTGACCGTGGGGAAAGCTGCACGCGCTGGGAGATTCCGAACGACGGCACCAACTATGTGATTCGGGTGTATGCCACGGTGGAGGAGTCCACGGCTGGCGTGAACCCCGAAATCATGTTCTACGGGCTCAACCAGAACGGAGACGAGGTGCGGTCTGGCGTCATTGCTGGCTCGACGGTGGCTGGCTACATCACCGGCGAGAGTGTTGCGATTGACTATGGCACCTTCACGGAGTCGCAGGGGTATTTCTCCAAGATTACGAGCCTCGTAAAGCCTGTGACTAATGGGCCGGTTCGGATTACGGCTTGGAATGGGGTGCAGGAGGTTGAGCTGGCTCGCTTTGAGTGGTGGGAGACCAACCCCACCTATCGGCGCTACTATGTTCCGGACATCTACCAAGAGACGAGCGGGCAGCGGGATCGCATCATCCGGGCGCGCTGCCGGCGGAAGTTCCGCGAAATCTTGCAGGACAACGATCCGTTGATGCTGTCGAACGAGGTGGCTGTGGTGGAGATGATTATCGCCCAGTACAAGCGGCAAGTGAATGCGCTGGATGAGTATCTGGCCCACAAGCAGACGGCAATCGACCTGTTGCGCAAAGAAGCCATTGCTCACATGGGCAATACGAAGAACCCGGCTGTGACGTTCACGAAGGGCTTCCATATCATGGCTGACGTGAGCGCAATCGCATGAGAACGACGCGGGCAGACTGGGCTAATAGCTGTCCGTGGGGTGGAATCGTCGGTAAGCCGACTGGGCTTGAGGATGCTGCTGCGCTTGCCGCTAAGGTGGCTGCGCTTGAAGCTAGGGTAGTTGAACTAGCTGGTACGCTTACTTCAGTTGTGCAGGTTGGGCTTCAGGCGGAAACGTTCGACGTGCAGTGGACGATTGGACGGCTTGAGCCATTGCAGGCGATTTCTGACGTGTTTAGCCGGCCGGGGCTTACTAGGAGCATTCCGATGGTGGCAGTGGCTAAGGCTGACAATCTTTGGTTGACGCTATACGCATCATCGTTTCAGGATGGAACGTTCCGATTGGTTGCACAAAACACCGGACCGTATTGGATTGAACCCGGAACCATTACGGTTGCCGTAACCTACTTCATCAATGCCTAGCGCACCTAAATGGCTTCAGGAGTCCTTCACCTCTTCGGTGTCTGGGGCTAATAGCGCGGTTGAGCCGGACCTGATTTCGCAGTCCAGCTTGGCGTGGGGCTACAACGTTGCCAATCGAGGCGGTAGGCCGCATAGCCGCCCCTACTTCAAGTGGCGTATGAATCTGCCCCGTGGCCGCACTCAGGGCGTTTCGTACTTCTCGGTTCAGAATGGCATGGGCGTGCTCATGGTTGATGGGCGGCTCTATCGTTTGCGCATTGGAAGCCCAGAGAACATCACGGACACCTACGAAGAGATTGCGCTGGACTTCATCAACTTCCCGCTGGCTGACAAGGTTTGGATGTGTCAGACGGTGGAAAGCATCGTCATTCAGAACTTCGTGGATGACGCTATCATCTACGACGGCTCTACGGCGCGGCGAAGCGTTCCAAGTGAGGGGCAGGTTCCTCGCGGCAAGCAGATGGCTTACGGGAATGGCCGTCTCTGGGTTGCAATCGACGACAAGACGCTCGTTGCTGGCGACATCCGCACAAGCACACAGGGGAGCGAGCTAAAATTCACGGAGACCAACTACCTCAGTGGTGGCGGGTCCTTCACATTCTCCAACGGTATCACAGCTCTTGGGTTCATTCCCACCACAGGCACCTCGGACTATGGTGCGCTCATGGTGTTTGGGCGTGATACCGTTGACTCCATTCGCGCAGATGTCACCTACCGGGATCAGTGGAGCACAATCCCGTCGTTCATTACGAACATTCTGAGGCATTCTGGGTGTGCGGGGCAGGCAAGCCTAGCCGAAGTCAATCAGGACCTCTATTGGCGCGATTCCGACGGGGGAATTCGCAGCATACGAGCCGGCCTTGCGGATGAGAGTGGCAGTGGCAACGCTCCGTTGTCTCAGGAGGTGTCTCGCCTCACGGATTTCGATAGCCGGGACCTGTTGGACGACTGCCCGGTGCTCGTTTACAACAACCGGCTAATCATGGGCAGCTCGCCGTACCTTAACTACTACGGCAAGACTAGCTGGAAGTCCCTTATCTCGCTGGACTTCGCTCCGATTTCCACCATGAGCGGCAAGGCCGCTCCTCAATATGACGGTGAGTGGAGCGGATTGACGATCACACATGCGTTCAATGGCAAGTTTTCGGGCGTTAACCGCGCATTCGTGATTGCCTGCTCTGACACTGGCGTAAACTCGCTCTGGGAGTTGATGCCGGATAATAGCAGCCTGATTGCCGACAAGATCCTCGACTGCTCAACCGAGGAACCGATTGATAACCCGGTAACGTCCTACATCGAGACTCGTCGTTGCGACTTCGGCAACATCAACCACAAAAAGCGGTTGGAGCGTGTTGACGTGTACTTGGCTGACATTCTTGGCGAAGTTGAATTCTCGGTTTATTGGCGCACCGACAACAACCAGAAGTGGCGCTTGGCCAACACGCAGACATTCTGCGCCAACACAACCGATCCTGAAGTGCCGGGAGAAACCTCCCACATCTTCAAGAACATCGCCAGCCAGCATCGGAACCAGCAGAAGTCATTCACACTTCCGGTTGAAGCCGACATTATCAGCAAGTTCGGCCTGCACATCGGGTTCCAGTATCAATTTCGGGTTGTGTGGACTGGCAATTGTCGCGTTCAGCGTGTTGTTGCTCATGCCGCACCGCTCGATGAGACTCAGTACGCAATGCAGATCTACGATGACACCTGCGTAACCAACGACGTGACATGATTACCTACAGCGTAGATCTTTGCGGCACCGCTTGCGTCGATGGGGACTATGTAGAACAAGGCCAATGGAGTACCGCCTTCACAGTTGGTACGGCCTACGTCCCCTACGACGTTTACGGCGTTCGTGGCTTCAATGCCCGCACGTCGATTGTTGGCGATGCCGCCGTAATCTGTGACACCTATGCGTACTGCTGGGGTCCTGAGAACGAGGGAGATGCTCCAGTGTCGGAACCCGGAATCTACCCCTTCCGGTGGAAGGCTTCTCTTGAGAACGGCGTTGTGTTCTACGGGCGGTCTAGCGGCTACCTCTCCCGCGCTTCGACTGTCCTGTTCCCTGAGACTAGCATATCCGGGGCCCTATCGGTGTCTATCTCGTTCGACGGCAACGGGCTCCCGTACTTCGCCGTGGCGTTCGATGATGGCCATATCGAGGTGCGCCGCTACACCAACACGGACAAGAGCACGGCATCCACGGTTAGCTTCACTGGAAACGACCCGCAGCTTTTCTTTGTTGGCCTACTGCAAGAGGATAGCAGCTATTGGGATGTCGTCTGCTACTACACCAAAACTGGAGTGCTGTACGAGCGAATCCAGCGTGACGACTTCGGCATTGAGCATGAAGTCCTCTCGATTGGCACTAGCTGGGACCTGAAGCACACGGATAGAGGCTCGCTCGCGCTGTCAAACTTCCACCTGCTTGAGATTCACAACGAGGCCGGAAGCAAGGAAATGTTATCGGTTGAGTATGGCGCGCCCACTCCGAGCGATAGTATCGTAACAGTTAGCCAAGCCGAGGGAATCAGTGGAACGGTGTCGGTTGCGTCCGATATGGCTTACGCAGCGTTCACGCCCCCCGTCAGCATTTCAGGCGGAACCGCCACCGATGCAATCTCTGGCACTGTTGAGGTTGCTGCTGACATGGCTTATGAGTTGAGCCTTCCAGTGTCGCCGGTGTCTGTGACTGACGCGCTTGAGGCTACGGTGTCCGTTGCGTCCGATATGGCGTATGATACGCTGTCACGCTCCGCTTCTGGGTCTGATTCGATCCGCTATCAGGTTAGCGCGGCATCGGACATGGTTTACGTCGATCCGAGCGTTCCGGCTGCACTCTGGAAAACTACGCCTCCGACTGGGTTGACGACTGAGGCGCAGAAGGCCAAGCCCTGCATCATCATGTGGCGGGATCGCGCCGAAAAGCTCTACACCTACTCCTTCTCGGGTGACGGTGGGGCAGGCTCAATGCTCTACTCGCGAGCTGATGCGATTCCGTCAGGCGTAACGTGGGCTTACGTTAGTGAGACGTGGGATGAGGTTGGTTCTTCGGCGCAATGGTCAACCACGCCTCCTACCATCACTGATAAGTACCACCAGCAGAACAAGACGTTCACAAACTGGACGTTCGACGGTGGCACGAAGAAGCTCACGTTCACCTCCAAGGTTGCCAACACGGACTTCGACGCCACGCACCCAGAGGACTTACTCTCGGTTTATAACAAGACCAAGAAGAAAACGCTATTCTACAATCCCGGCGCGCAAAGCTCGACGGCACCGACGTACTCCCCGCTGGCTGGGCTTGGTGGCACTTGGTCCGGCCTTGAATTGACGCTGCAAATCAGCATGTCCGGCAATTATGACGCCGGGGATGAGTTGATTGTCGGTGGCAACATCCTCTGGGATGTATCCCAGTCCGCCAGCGTTCCTAGCAGCTCCTCAATGCCGACTAGCTGGATTCGCCCTGTCGTTATCGGCTCCGGTTCGTACGCAACGGTTTCTCTTCCGAACGCCAGCTTCACCTACCGAATCCTTGAGGCTCGCACGACGCAAGAAGCGTGGTATGTTCCATCCGGCCTTCCTTGGATGTACTTGGACACCTTCGCCGATGAGGTGAGCTTGCCTTAATCACTGAATAGAATTTGAATAGATCAATAGCAAATGAACTTCTCTAACCAGTTCGGGATCAAGGGGCGCTACAAGATTCAGGTTCTTGAGGCTGGCCGCATCGTGGAGGATCGTGAATGGGCGGACAACATGGTTGTCAATCAAGGCATCGACTACCTACTCTCCGGTAGCTACTCCGCTGTGCCCGACGTGTTCCGCTATCACGCCGTTGGCACTGGAAGCACTGCTGCCGCCGCCACTGACGTTGGGCTTGTCACTGAGTCCCGCCGTACCGGGACGCTCGTTCCGGGTGCTGGGAACTGCGGCACTACCACAGTCACCGGAACCCGCACGTTCCGTCGTACCTTCGACCATGCTGTTGAGACCGTCGCGAAGAACTACGCCGAGCATGGGCTGTCGCCTATCGCCAGTGCCGGAAACAACCTCAGCACTCGCGCTATCATTGCTGGCGGTCCGGTCGCGGTTGGTATTGGCCAGCAGCTTCGCGTTATCTACGACATCAGCGTGACGGTGATTCCAGCCGCGCCCGCAGCGCTCTCTATTGGAGGCACCGGATGGCCGGTCTCTCCAGCCACTACGGTTGATGGCGATGTCTGCCTCTCCGAGTGGATTGCACTCACTGGTTCGCTAGACACGTCTGGCGTCTCTTCTGGCACCGCGTTCCTGTGTTGCGCTGGCACCACTTCTGTTTCCATGTGCTCCGCCATCACCCTCCAAGCTGGCGTTGGCACCGCTGCGACCAAAACGGCGATTACTGGCTCTGGAATCACTTACGCTTGGAATGCATACACGCCGGGCGCTCTCAATCGCAAGATTGCGCCCAGCCAGTACGCTTCCACGAGTTCCTTCAACTCCACGAGCATTAACGGTTTCGTAGCGAGCAATGGCGCTGGCGAAATCCTTGCCTACAAGTGGGACCAAGCGCAGACTAAGGCATCGACCCACCAGCTCCTCTACCCGTCCGTCACCATCTATCTCGCCCGAGTCTAAGTGGCAAACAACGTAAAGTACGTCATTAGCCTGTGCGCTCAGGACTGCGCCACACTTGACCCGCACGATCTTGGGTACTGGAGCGAAGCACTGCCTTCGGACTTTCCAGTAACTCCAGTTGATGTTTACGGTGGGCTTGGGTTTACAGATGGAGCTAATCTGGGAAAGGATCACCAGAAGTTCTGCGACCTGTATTGCTACTGCGACGGCCCTACGGATGACGGCGTAACGCCAGATTGGCAGTGGGAGCGTTATCTGACGCGCTGGATTGCTGTTTTCGAGGCTGGCGAGATGTTCTATGGCAAGGTTGGCGACGTGCTGATTCCTGCGCCCGCCGAGTTGTTCCCAGACACGCCATTTGAGGGCGTTATCAAAATCAGCATGTCGTTCGACATGAACGCCCGCCCATGCTTCTGTATGGAGTACGAGAGCGGGCTGATTGAGATTCGGCGATTCGAGGCTGGAAGCTATCGCAAGTACTCCTTCAATGGGAAGAGTCCAGTCCTAATTCAGAACGGGATACTTCAGTATGACTTGGACCTTCGCGATGTCGTTTGCTACTACATCGACGGCACCACACTGAAGGCAAGATTCCAGCGCGACAACTTCGCCACCGACTACGACATCCTTGATGGACTCACACAGTTCAGCCTCAAGGTGAATGACCGTGGACGTGATGGGTTAGCAAGTGTTCACATCCTAGAAACGGAGGCCGTCGGCGGGACTCAGACTATCTTCTTCGTCAACTACCCACCGTGGCCAATTCTCCAAGAGGACTTCGTTGACTGCGAAGCTGGGTTCAATTCAGACCTTCTCTACTTCCCGGCCGTTGCATCGTTTAACGCAAGCGATTCAGCGTCGGCTAGTGCCGCGATAAACAGCGACATCCTGTACTTCCAGCATGTTGTAACACCCACAGCAGCATCCGACTCGGCATCTTCAACGGCATCAATCAATTCCGACATCGATTACATTCTCGGGTGGGTTTCTACAACAGAAACAGAGCCAACAATCTATTCATCTGCTGCTATAAACTCCGACATTAATTACGTCGAGACAATTGTTCCGTTTTCAAACACAGACACAGCAAATTCATCCGCGGCATTCAACTCTGACATTGACTATTCGCTATGAGCAAAGACATCCATCTTCGGCAGAAAATCTCGGGACGGTTCAAATTCCAAGTTATTGAGAATGGGCATGTTGTTGAGGATAGGCCATGGAGTGATAACATGATTCTCAACCGCTTCCTTGATGGCATTTGCGATTCCCCGTATCCCAACATCTTCCAGTTTATTCGATACCACAAGATCGGTACTGGCTCGGCGGCAGTTGCGGCCACAGATACATCATTGCAGAATGGCACAAAGACAACATCAACTAGAGTCGGTGGAAGTGGAAACCTTGGCTCTAGCTGGGCTGGTAGTGTCTTTACGGTAAGGCAGACTTTCGACCACGCAGAAGAGACCGTTAACCAAAACTATACCGAACACGGGCTATCCGATGATAGCACGGCAAGCGGCGGAGGTCTAGTTCGTACCCGTGCCCTAATTTCAGGTGGAACACTTACCGTTCTAGCCGGACAGCAAGCTCGCTGCATCTATGATATATCCGTAACGGTAAGCCCAACTACTGCAACGCCAGCCAGTGTTGGTGGAACCGGGTGGCCTGTGACACCTGCTACAACCACAGATGGGGATTACATTCTAGGTTACAAAATAGGTCTCATGGGGGAGATGGACACCGGCGGAGGCGTGGCAAATGGCTCGCTCCTTCTTGGAGTGTCCCTTCAGACTACCGTACAGCCCGGAACTGCTGTTACACTTCCTGCGTTCGGTGGCGTGATTTCCTCATATGGTGGAGTTGGCCCCGATATTCAATACCAAAGGGATTCATACACCGTTGGAACATACACGTTCACAATCAGGCCGAACGCTTATGCAACTCCGGCATCATTCAGTTCAACCAGCATCAATGGGTGGGTTGCAACCAACGCACTGTACAGCACTCTGGTCTTTAGGTACGACCAGAACCAAACTAAGGCCAACACCCACAAGTTGCGCTACCCGTCCATCACAGTTACTTGGTCCCGTTAATCGTTTGCTTCCGGCAACAATCTGAGCATAGGATACTTACATGGCCACAACGGCGTACCTCTCTCCGCTAATCCTCCCATCCGGCACGGAGTACCCCGGCACGATGCAGCAGTTTCTTACTGTTGTAGCGCAGTACATGCAGATCAAGGGGCTTGCTGACTTGGGTGGGATCAACTTCGGCAACACCACCCCCAGCGAGAGCGACCGGGATAAGCCTTGGTTCAAGACGGATGGTGCCAACAATCCTATCGGCTGGTTCTCGTGGAATGGGTCGGAGTGGGCGCAAATCCTGTTCTCTGCTCCGTATGGCGGAACTTCGGATAGGCCGTCGAACCCCACCGTTGGGCAGATCTTCCTCGACACAGACATTGACGTGCTCCTGATTTACGAGCGCGCCGCTTGGCGCACTGTCACCGGCTCTCCGGGTGATGTGAAGTTCGTGAATAAGCCCACGCTTGCCGAGGCGCTTCAGGTGAATCCGGGTTGGATTGAGTACACGGCTGCGGCAAAGCGCGTTCTGGCTGCTGCTGACGGAACGACCAGCTACGACGTAGAGGACACTCTAGGTGCTGCCGAGGTGACGCTTACGGTTGACCAGATTCCGGCCCACTCGCACACCATCCCGCAGAAGTTGGACCCGAACGGCGGCGACCATAACGACAGCGGAAGCGACACCTTCATCAATAGTGGCACTGGGCAGACCACAGACTCAACCGGAGGCGGCGAGCCGCATAACAACATGCAGCCAACCATCTGCCTCTGGTGCCTGATTAAAACCTAAGGAGAAACACATGCTCCCACTTGTTCTAGGCTTGGCGGCAGCGGCCGGTAGCTTGTTCGGAAAAAAGACGGCGAAGCCTGTTTATCAGCAGCCGATTGACTGGCAGCAGGAACAGAGCAAGGCTATCCAAGGGAACCTTGCGACGCTTCCTGACGCCCAGAAACTCGCGTCTGCTACTAACACGTTCAATCAGTCCGAGAGCAATCGCCTTCTTGAGCAGGCGCTTCCCGGCTGGAGCAAGCTGCAATCGAGCCTGATGGCCACGACGCAGAACATGCTCAAGAATCCTTACGAACTGGATTCCGACACGTCGGACTACCTGACTCGTGTTGCTGCGGAGCGCGGGATTTCGGCTGGAACGCGAGGACAGTTCGGGGATTTCTCGCTTCTGAAGGACTTCGGTATCACTTCGATGCAGTATGGCCAGCAGCGCATCAACCAAGCGCAGAGCCTCACTAGCCTTCTTGCCTCAACGGCTCCTCGGGTTAATCCGATGAGTCCAATTAGCATGTTTGTGACGCCGCAGAACATCGCTCAGACCACCCAGCAGCAGAATATCGCAAATCAGCAGGTGGCTCAGTCTGCCGCGAATAACCAAGCTGCCGCCTCGAACTACCAGAATCAGGGTATCTGGAATGCGCTCGGCACTCTGGCTGGCTCCGTGGACTGGGGTGCTCTCTATGGCAGTGGGCTGGGTACGAGTTCCGGGGTTAAGATGAATGCCACCAACCAGTCCGCAGTTGATTACGTCAACGCGCAGCCAACCGGATACACTCCAGTAAACCAGTTCAGCACTAGGGGCTAACAACATGGCCGAGATACCTACTTTCCAGCCTTTCGGTGGACCTACAGAGGTCATGGAGTCCATGTATCGGGCTCAGGACCAGCGCATGTCCATGATGAGCAAGGCGCGGGCTATCCAGCAGCAGGAGATTACCAACCAGATGCTTCAGGCGAAGCAGGCCGAATGGGAGATGATGGCCCCATTGCGCCAGAAGCAGACTGAGCTTCAGGTTGCCGAGACCGGGGCGCAACTCTACACGGCGAACATTGCGTTAGAGGAGGAGAAGGCGCTTGCTAACGATTGGCCGGCTTTGATGGAAAAGGTTAAGGCGGCGCAGGTAACGCCTAAAGATGCCGATGGGATGCCTGACTACGCTGCCACTATTCCGCTGTGGGCTGATGTCATGGCCGAATCCTCCAAGTATGCCAATACGGCGCGAGGCAAGCAGGCTTGGCAAATGGCTAAGTCAGCCATGGACACGGCTCGAATCCTGAACGCAGATCAGACAAAGGAGAAGATCGCTCGCCTGAAGGCCCAGAATGAGCTTCAGGAGGTTATTGTTAACGGGAAGCTCATGAAGCGAGATGCTCAAGGGAATGTCGCGCAGGCTAAGGGCGCCTACCCCGACCCGGATCAAGCTCGCGAAATTGAACAGGCGAAATCAGAGGGTCGCACGTCTGGGGAGTTGTCTAGCAAGAGTGTCGCTTCGGTGTTAGACACCGGCATGGCTGCGCAGCAATCGACATCAAAGATCAACCTGTATCGTCAGCGCCTCGCCGAGTCGAAGCAGAGCCTCGGGCCGGGATTTAAGTACGAGACAGCACTCCGCGCTGCTGGTTCTTACATGGGGTGGGGTGACGAGAAACAACTTGCTTCCATGCAACATCTTGAGCAGATGAATCGCGATTTTCAGCTTCAGGAGGCATCTCGCCTGAAGGGGCAGGGTAGCATCACGGAGAATGAGCGCAAGATCCTTGAGGGGGCTATCATGTCCCCGACGCTCTCCTATGACGCCAACATGGCCATCACTAGCGTTATACTGAAGATTAACAAGCGAGACGAGGATATTGCCAACCTTGTCGTTCAGCTTCGCGACAAGGGGTATAGCGACTTTAAGATCAACAACGAAGTCACCAAGTACAAGCTGAACAACCCGGTTGATCTCACTGGGCTTTACTCCATCCTCCCCGGTAAGGAGCAAGCGCAGCAAACCCAAGCTGCTGGCGGTTCCTACCTCCAGCAAATGAAGGCCAAGGCGCAGCAAACCACTGACGAAAATGCCGACTAAGACGCGAGATCAGATCGACCAAGACGTTCAGCAGATTTTCAAGGGTGGCGGCACCGAGCAGGATGCCGAGAAGTACCTGCGCCTCCTGTCCTACGACCCGAACAACATGGACGCGCCTCCTCCGCGTGAGGCGACCGAGAAGGAGGTTATCGAGGCTGACTTGATGCTGAAGTCCTACGCCAAGGCGCGTGAGGTGAAGGAGCAAGCGGCTTCGATCAAAAAGGGCGTCACGGGATTCCTCGGCCGCATGATTCCTACTGAGGAGCAGCGCGAGGAAATCACTGAGTCCGCAACCGATCCAGTTCAGATTGCTAAGGCGCTACCGTTCGCCTCGATTGGGATGTCTCCGGTTGCGCTCTCGTACATTGAGCAAGATCCGGGTCGCATTGACCCAATCCTTGAGATTGCTCCCGCGATTGTCGGTACTGCCCTAGGCTCTCGTCTTGGTGGTTTTGGCGCTCGCGTCGGCGGCTCAATCGGAGCGGCATCTGGAACTGCGCTTTCGGAGACTCGAAAGCTGGCAATGGGCGAGTCTTCCGGGCTTCGGCAATCTGGTGCGAACATCGCGGCATCTGCTGTCGGTGGTTTCGCATCTCCAACCCCCTATGCCAAGGTTGCTGGACGTGCCGCTGGTCCGCTTGTTTCTGGTCTGGCAAACACTGGACTTGGGATGATTGAGCAGGCTGCATTCGGTGGCGCTGCTGAAATCCTCCGAGAGAGAATTGATAAGGGTGAGTGGGCGCACCCATCGCAAGTTGCAGCTGGCGCTGTATTTCCTGCGGGCATCACGATCCTAGCCCTGCCTACCGCTATCGCAGGCCGTCGCGCATCGCTTCGGGCTGATGAACTCGCTTCTACTGTTGGGTCCATGCGTGAGACCGGCGGCTACATCACCCCCGGACAGGCTATGCCTACCGAGTTCTCCCGCGTTGAGGCTCGCATGGCAGAGCGCGAACCGCGCAGCCCTGAGGCGCAGAACTACGACAAGTCCATGCGGGCTATCCGCGATTCCTTTGAGTCGCGCAAGGAAGGCATTCGCCCGGCAACTGAAGTCCTTGGTGAGATTAGCGACCTTTTCAACGTCCCCTCGACGTACCGTCAGCAGATGGAGACCCTCTCAGATAAGGCTATCCAGTCCCGCCAGATGCTAGACCAGACCGAGGCAAATCTTCAGGCTGCATTCAGGGCGAAGAACATGGATGAGGTTGAGCGCCTGTCCGAACTTCGGCAGTTCATGGCTGACGAGAGCATTGCGAATGACTTCAAGGAGGCTGTTGACCATGCTCGTGACACTCTCGCCCGTGAGTTGTCTAGCGACGCTGATAAGCTGACTCCGATTCAGGCCCATGCCGAGATGGCAAAGGCTACCAGCCGAGCCAAGGAGGGATTGCTGGCGTACTTCAAGGGTGCGTTTAATGACATCCCGAAGGATGAGGTTGGCTGGGCTGCACATCCCATTGTTGCGGTGGCGCAAAGCAAACTGGCTGACATCACCGCTGGAATGGACGACAAGCTGGTGAAGCTGGTTGAAGGCTCCCTTACCCAGCTCCAGCAGGAGGGTGGCGTTACCCTGAGAAACCTTGAGGATCTTGAGACTAGACTCGGCGACATCTATCGGATGCGTCCAGAGATGAAGAGTACCAGCTCCTTCAAGGCGGCTCGCGAAGTCCTGAACAAGATTCGCTCCGAAGTTGTTGAGCAGGCTCCTTTTGTGCTTGGAGCCGAGAAGGGTGAGCAGCTAATCAAGCTCAAGCAGCAATACTGGAAGTTCAAGGACCTTGAGGATGCTCCGGGTGTTGCCGTGTTCTTCGAGGATAAGCCCACAGGTAAGCCGATTGCCGAACTCCTTGAGGATGTCCGCAAGAACGGCTCGGACTCCTCCTACTTCAACAACGCCATTGAGTTTATCCGCTACAACTCAGCACTCTCTCCCGAGGTCGGGCAGATGTACGCTGAACAGTTCAAGAAGGGGCTTCGCGGTGCCATCAAATTCGATGCGCGTATGCCATCCGAGGTGATGGGTGGAGATCTCATCGACAACGATAAGCTGGTTCGCACCCTCTCCGAAATCGAGGATGCCAAGCCGGGAAGCCTCAAGGAGATGGGTATCACCAAGCCTGAGTTCTTGGAGGAGTTCAAGGCCCTGTCGCAGAAGTACCCGGAAGCTAGCCGTATGACCTCGGACCAGTGGGACATGATTATGACGTCCCCGGCGTTCCGTGAGAATGCGCCCGACCTTATCCCCGTCCTTGAGGCTGCGCTTTCCGACAGTCAGACGCGCAATCTCGTCACCAAGGCGGCCATGCTTGAGCAGGTTGGCGACATCCCTAAAGCCAGCAAGGCATATGAACAGGCGCTTGAAACCGCGCAGAAGGTTGGCGTTGATCTCAAAAAGGTTGAGGCGCTTTACGAGAAGGCTATCCAAGATCCCGTGCTGAAGGCGCTTGATTTCGGCGTGGCTGGAGAACAAGACATCAAGAAACTCGTCAACCTAATTGCCTACACTCCGGGGTACGACAAGGAGTTCACCAAGAAGGTAGCCAGCAAGATCGGTGAAAAGAACCCCGAGATGCTGAATCAGGTTCGGCTCCACCTTGAGGCTACCTTGTTTGAGAACGCTGCTGAGGCTCAGGCGCAATCCTTCAGCAAGGCTGTTAGTGAGGTTGACGTGAATGAACTCGCCAAGCTGACGCGGAAGGCACGGGATACAGCCATGAAAGAGACGTGGGATCGCATCGAGCCTTTCTTCACGCCCGAGCAGGCCAAGGGGATTCAGGATTTGGCTGATGAGGCATACGACAAGATGCTCTATCAGCGCCTCTCTGGTCTCGGCGCTCCTGAGGTTGCCAAGGTTCTTGCTCAGGTCGGCGAGAAGGGCGCGTATGTTCGAGCCTTCAGCAACGCCATCGAGAATCAGCGTTACAAGTGGGCCGCGTTCAATCTTCAGCACGGTAGCGGGTTGTTTGACTACTCCCATCGCCTCCGCGCAACTGAAGCGGCTGGGCTGGCCTCTGAGGCTGCCGTCATGGCTGGTGGCGCGGTGTCCCGCGATATGCAGGAGGAGCGTGGCAACAAAAAGAAAGCCGGCCCTTCAGTGGACCGGCTTCGTGAAGCTACTCGGATCAATCTATCGGAGGAGACTCCTTCTCAGTAGGCTCCTCGCCTTCCTCTTCGCCCTCTTCCTTTTCCTCGCCATCAAGCGAGAGGAGGTAGAGGGTTTTGTGTACCTTGGCTAGAAGGTCGTCGCGCAGGTTGAGGACATCCGTGCTGCCCTCGAATGCCTCAAGCTCCATGGAGAGAGCCTTGAGGAACGTGCGAACGCTATCCGTTCCTCGATAGTCCGAGAGTTGGATGGTGCCAGAGAGCACGGGGCGCTTATCCTCAAGCCCAATCAGGGTTTCGGCAATCTCATCGGCGGAGGCGTCAATAGCCTCATAGAGCGAGCCGAGGGCGACATGCTCCGCGTAGCTCTTGGTGTTCCAGTGGAAAACGCGAACCTGCTGGGAGGCTTCGATGAGCAAAAGTACGGCTTCTTTGGTGTCCATGTTAGTAGATTCTTACGGTGCGCATGGAAAGAGGCAATAGCGGAGTTAAAACAGCACCAGTGCGAGGATTGAAACGCAGTTCGCCATCCACAGCCATTCCGCCCTGCTTCTTCCCGGCTGCTTTCTCGCGGCGGTTAATCTCCTCCCGCCAGTCTTGGTCGTTCGCCCCCTTGGCGCGATACTTGTTGAACCACGATTCCGACAACTTGCGGTTGTGCTCATTGCCGGGGTTGGTCTTGAAGTGCTGGGGTTTGTACCAGTAGGCTTGGTGGATTTCGTGGTAGATGGCTTCGTGGAGTTCGATACCGCTGTAAACCTTGATGAGATTTCGCATCACCAAGTCCCAGCATTCGCAGGCTAGAACCATATCCGGGAACTCCTCAAGGTGCTCCTCAAGCCACTCCTTCGTGAAGGCAATGAGATCCGTGCCTGCAAACCAGACGCCTTTCTTCAACTCGTCAGCAGTCTTGAGCTTCTTCGTGAGTCGTCCACTGAAGTTCCAACGGGCAGCATGGCAGGCGCCAGCCCGAGTAACAGCCTCAACCACCTGAGATTCAATGTCAGGCATAAGGCAGATGTCGGCATTCGTAAGAAGAACAATGTCGCCCTTCTGACACATATCCATTGCCTGACGCAGCATATCCTTCACAAAAGGAAGGTCTCTGGTGTCGCCAAAGGCGCTCTGGCTGGTCCGGCCCACTTTCGTAATGCGATGCTGCACCCAATTGCCGGACTTGTAAGCATCAGCCCAGGTTTCGCGAGCAAAGGCATTTCGGCGCTCAGTTTCGGGGTCGCAGGGCGCAGACAGGTAATCAGACCAGACATGGACGATCTTGCCCTTAAATGCGCGGGAAGCGGCATTGGCGCGGGTCGGGATGGACTCCGGCAATCGGCTGCGCGTCTTGTCGTAGCATTCCATGAGCGCGGCGTTCTTTCCGGAGGCAAATTGGATGGTTTCGGAGCCATCCCAATGCCCGTACAGGCTAAGTTGCTTACTTGACTGAAGAAACATGGAATAGCGCATGACGTGCGCCCAGACCAGCATCACGTCGTTACCAACCATCATGCTCGGGCGAGTAACGCAGTCCTTCAGGTTCTCCTCGGCCCAATAGAGCGCATCCAGAGCGGTTTCGCGGTCAAAGATGAAGCTAACCGGAGAGTTTGGCAGCGTGCCGGGCTGCTTGAGCATTGGCACCAGCGTGGAGGAATCCCAGACGCCATCCTTCACGGCGGCAATCGGAATATGGCCGGAGACTTCGCCAGAAGCGAGATTGAGTTGCGCTCCATTCCACGCGATGAAGCCACAGGACTTCAATTCAGCCTCGCGAATCAGCTTGTTTGCCTCGTCGGCAAAGCCGGGCGGGCGTCGGTCGTCGTCATGCAGGATCGACACCCAGCGCGTCTTGGCGAGTTCTAGCGCCTTAATCCAGAGTTGGTTGCAGCCGTAATCCTTCGGGGTGACAAAGTAGTCGGTGACACCGGAATCCTTGAGGTACATCCGGTGCTGAACGCCGCCGCCAAACGTGGCAACAACGACGTCCATCTTCCCCTCGCTTGGGCGAAGGGACTCGACACAGCCCTTGAGCTGCTCAAGACGCTGAAAATTGGTGATGCAGCAGGTTAGTTTATTCATTATTTCGGTGCTTCCAGTACGCGTTCTCATTTCTTACGGTCCTTTCGCTTGGAAACGAGAGATTGGTAGTGCTTGGAGTCTCCACGGGACTTGCAAGCCCCGCAGGCTTTCCCACCGCGCCGGCCAATCTCGGCTAGGTATTCGCTTGGGATGTTGATAGTTGAGTTTGGTTGTTTCATTTCGCCTCCACGGTTTCGACATCGAGCCATTTACCCAAGAGGCTTCCATGCCACTCAGTGCCTTCGTTCTCAAAGGCAAGTTCAATGGCTTCCAGTTCCCAGAACTGCTGGAGGACTGTCTCTTTTTTGAAGCAAATCACATGATCCTCGCCAGCTAGTGTTGATTTCCTTTTTACAACTTTAAATCTGAGGTGATTGGTTGGTTTCACATCACAACCACTACGCAACCGGCTTGCGAAGTCAACTAGGACTGCTTGCAAGCCCAGCCAAAGGCTGTAATCGTTAGCCATCACCTATGCCGATCATCACCCGATATGGGTATGAGTGGGACACCGCTCGTACCACGGACCTAGCCATAGAACTGAAGTGCTACTCGGACAACGTTCTGATGTTCAAGAACGTCCGCTCCAAGAACGAGGTGAACACTGGCCATCCTGCGGAGTACCACCTGCGCAACGCTTGGCAGATCCTTTGGCCGGACTACATCTGGAACGAGTGGGCTGAGTTGCAGGCTTGGGCGTGGTGTAACTACTTGGAAATCACCAACATAGGACACGCCGGCAGTGGTAAGTGCCTAGGTCGCGGAACCAAGGTGATGCTCTATGATGGCTCCATAATCAATGCTGAGGACGTTGAGGTTGGGATGCTACTGATGGGGGACGACTCAACCCCGAGGCGAGTTCTGTCACTTGCTCGTGGCCGCCAGAAGATGTACCGCATCACTGGCAAGGACGGAACATCATGGACATGCAACTCCGAGCACATCCTCTCATTGAAAGCCGCTAGGGTCCCTCGCAAGAGTGCAAAGAAGGGCGGAAAGCAGTACGGCGGGTTCGCTCTAGGCGATGTTCGCGACATCCCAATCAAGGATGTGCTACCGAAGCACGACAAACGATTCTGGAGCAGTATCTGGAAGCAGTTTCGTGTTCCGGTTGAGTTCAGCAACAATCAACCGCTTGAGTTCAGCCCGCGCATCTATGGGATGTGGATTGCTGATGGCGGGTTCGCCACTCCATCGTTTTGCAAGCCACACGGGCCGCTTACTGTGCTCTGGAAGACGTATTTCGAGGGGCTTGGCTACGCAGTGACGACGTTAGACCATAACCGCTGTCCACACCTCTTTGCCCGAAAGCATGAGCGGACCAATCCGTTCACTTCCTTCATCAAGGAGTCAACGGAAACCGGAGAGAAGCGAATCCTTCGGCGCTATCTCACAGCCTCGCGAAAAGACAGAATTGAACTTCTCTGCGGCCTGCTAGATGGAGATGGGTACGCGTCTGGGAATTCGATTGAAATTACCACAAAGTACAACGGCCTTGCCGATGACATTGTTTTCCTTGCTCGAAGCCTAGGGCTCTACGCTCATCGCTCAACCAAGATCGGAAAGATTGCCTCCATCGGGTTCGAGGGTGAATACCAGCGCATCTACCTGTCTGGGAATTGGGCTGGGTTTGAGTTCCTTCGGCTGAAGGTGAATGGGGACCAGTACAACGATCCACTCCTCCAGACATTTTCAATCGAGGACATTGGCGAGGATGACTACTTCGGCTTCACCGTTGATGGAAACCATCGGTTCCTCCTTGGAGACTTCACGGTAACGCACAACTCCTTTGGTTGGGCGCGTGTCGCATTGTTGGATTACATCGCAAACCCGACCATCACCTCAACCACGATGGCGACGCCTAAGTTTGAGCAGCTAAAGACGCACATCGGCGGCGACCTCATGGCGGCAAAGGACCACTCTCCGCTGCGCTCCGCGCTTGAGCAGCTTTGCAAGTTCACCAGCACAAGCAACGAGTTCAGCGTTAAGCTGGTCGGTGGTGGCAACAAGTACGTCCTCCACGGTACGGCAGCGGACCAATCCGACACCGACGCCTCCAAGCTGCGCGGACAGCACGCCCCTCGCCGCCGCCTTTTCGCCGACGAGTGCGAACACATGGGCGACGTGCTCTACAACGCCGAGGCGAACGGTATGCTTGACCCGGATTTCCGTTGCGTCATGTCAACGAATCCGTCCGACCGAAGCGGGGCATACTGCCGAGACCATGCGGCCCCAGTTGATGGCTGGGGTTCAATCTCCACCAACGACAAGTTCTGGCGCACCAAGCTCGGCATCTGTGTCCACTTCAACGCCCTACTCTCACCTAACGTAAAGGCCAAGAAAGTGGTTGTTAAGGGTATGGTGACGGAGGACTACGTTAACAGCGTTCGCACATCCTATGGCGAGAACTCCCTCCAGTGGTGGATGTACGTCCTTGGGTTCCCGCCCCCCGATGGCGTGGTCAACAAGATTTGGCCCTCTGCTACGCTTGAGCGGGCGCGACAGGATGAAATCTTCGACTTCGCCCCTACGCCAGTTGCCAGTCTTGACCCTGCTTTCGGAGGCGACGATTGTATCATGCTTCGCGGCAATCTCGGGAAGATGCGCGATGGACGGCAGTGTGTTACGGCAGTCGAGGGCTACACGATCAAGCTGAACATCGGAGATAGCCGAATGCTGGCCGAGGAGCAGATTGCGGAGCAGGTTGAGGCCAAGTGCAAGGAGTGGGGCGTCACCCCAGAGAACTTCATCATGGACTGCACTGGGCAAGGTCGTGGCGTCTACGAAATCCTTCGGGCTAAATGGGGAGCGCAATGCCAAGCTATCAACTACAACGACAAGGCTACCGAGCGCCCAATTCGTGATGGTGGACGGCCTGCTTGCGATGAAGTGCAATACTTCATTGCCGAACTGTGGTTCCGCGCCTCCTATCTAGCTAAGGAGGGGCTTCTCAAAGGGCTGTCCAACATCACCAGCCGCGCAACAGACGATCTCGGGGCACGCATGTACTCCATCAAGAACGTTGGCGGCTCGGACAAGATGCTCGCCGAACCGAAGGATGACTTCAAATCCCGCATCGGCCACTCTTGCGACGCTGCTGACGCCTTTTGCCAATTCGGCGAACTCATGCTTCGTAAGGGCGTACTGAACGGCTACAAGAAGGACGCTGCCGTAACCAACTGGGGTGCCGCCAAGAAGATCGCCCTCAAATTCCAGCAGATCCAAAAGGAAACATGGCAAGACTGATTTACCCAATGGAAGGCCCGCCCGGCGGCTTTCGCTACACGGAATACCGCTCTGGCGCAGTGATTGAGGATCATTCGCTCTGGGGCGTCGTGGACAAGGTGATTGCTCATCGCAAACATCGCGGCTGGGGTCCGACAGACCAAGTGACGGTTCGCGCCGAGGTGGAAAACCAACTCTGCCAACGCCTTAATCGCACCAAGTGCAAGCCTGATGGCCCAGATGATCCATGGAAACCGGTTGACGACCTAGTGCCATCCATAGGGCTAACTCAAATCATGTCCGCTTCCCGTGCGGCTCTAGAATGGATTAAGAGCGGGCTTGGAATGTCCTCGATTGAGGACTCGGATAAGCGCCGCGCCATCTGCGCCCGCTGCCCGATGAACCAGAATGCCCATGGCTGCAAATGCGACATCCTCTACAAGACCATCAATGCCATCGTACCGCCGGATAGGCAGTTCCCTGAGCTGCACATTTGCGGGGCTTGTGGCTGCTCCCTGAAAGCCAAGGTTGCATCCCCCGATAGTGTCATTATCGCCTCAGAGAATGGCAAGAGCACGAAGTATCCGGCCAATTGCTGGGTTCCTGCCCTGCTGGAGAAGGCAACTTCCTCTTGCTAAGAACGTTAAAGCTGCATAGGAGTATAGATATGGCTAAAAAGTCGGCTAAGTCGGCTCCCAAGAAGGCAATCACCAGTTCGGACGTTGCCGACACCTCCACATGGGATGTTGTGCAGGACAATCGCCGCGTTAAGGACGTTCCGAGCGCGCTCAAGCTGTATAGCCGGCTCGTCAACGACAACGTGAAGCGAAGCGCCATCTTCGCCGAGGTGCGCAACGCCTTTGACGGCGCTCGCCCCATGAACCAGACTAGCCTTGAGAGCCAAGGCAATGGCTGGCAAGCCAACTTCAACACCGGCGACGCCCGCGCCCTGCTTGAGCGAGCCAGCAAGCCCTACAACACCCTCGTTGAATCGCAGCCGACTCGCATTTCGGTGACTGTTCACGACAATGTGCCGCACCGCCAGAAGTTTGAGGCGGCTTTCGCAAAGAACTTCGACCGCTTCATTGATGATTGGGGGCAGGACTACAAGGTGAACTGGCAACTCATGAGCCAGAACCACATCATGTACGGTCCGGGATTGGTGCTGTGGCCGTTCGATGATTGCCCGCGCTTCGCCGCCCCTAACGTCCAGCGTGTTTACTTCCCGAAGAACGCCCGCATGAGTCCCGATAGCTGGGATGTCGTCTGCATGGTGCGCGACGTTTCCGCCTCCGAACTCTACCTCAAGGTGCGGGATGAGAAGTCCGAAGGCACTAGCAAGGCTGCCGGCTGGAACACCGAGGCACTCAAGAAGGCGATCTACCACAGTCTCTACGGCAATCAACGCCGCGACTACCGAGACTACACCCGCTGGATGGATGACATCGTGCAGAACGACGTTGTTATCAGTTCCATCCATGAGCCGTTGCAGCTCGCTTGGCTCTATGTGCGTCAATTCGACGGGAGCATTGGCTGCTACGTCTTTGAAATCAGCGGAGCCAATGAGGAGTTTCTTTTCTCGTCCGAGAAGTACGCCGAGAAGTGGCAGCACATCATTGGCTGCGCTTGGTACGACACTGGCCAAGATAGCCTAGTCCATTCGATTAAGGGGTTCGGCATCAAGAACTACCCCTACATTCAGGCTATCTCGCGCCTGAAGCTGCGCATGGTGGACTCGGCTGCGATGGCGTTCAGCCTCAATTTCCAGTACGGTGACGGCATTCCGGCTGATAGCCCGCCCATCGCCAACTATGGTCCGGTGAATATGTTCCCTGCTGGAATCCAGCAGATGCAGTATTACCCGCAGGTGCAGCAGGGTATTGCTGTGATGGAGATTCTCTCGCAGAATCAGGCGGAAAACAACGCCATGTACCGGCAGCAGGTGAACACACAGATTGCGGAGTCTCAGACTGCACGGCAGGCGACGATTCTCGCCAGCCAAGCCGGAGAACTCACCGAGTCCTCTGCGGCTCTGTTCTTGAGTCAGGTGAGCGGCAACATCTTCACTGAGATTGTTCGACGCCTCCGCAAGAAGGGTTCGCTCGATGCCGACGCCAAGGCTTTCCAGCGCCGAATGCGCGAGGACGGCGTGCCTGACGAAATCATCTTCAAGGCTGAGATTCGTGTTCAGTGCTCCGCTTCAGCCGGCATCGCTTCTGCAATGGTTCGCGAACAGCGCGCCCAGCAGATGCTATCCCTCAGCAACATGCCCGGCATCAATCAACGCTACTGGCTTGAGCAGTACATCGCCTATACTTGGGGCTCCAACGCCGTGGAGAAGGGTATGCTGCCGGAAGGCCAGAACTCGGCTCCGTATGAGCGCAAGATGGCGATGATTGAGAACGCCCAGTTTGGGCAAGGGCTTCAACTCCCGGTTGACCAAGGCGAAGCCCACTTCGAGCACTGCGAGGAGCATCTCAAGCCACTAATGCAGATTGCTGGGCAATACATGCAGACCCAGCAGGTAACGCCGGAAGCGCAGACTGCGCTCGTTATCGGCATCATGCACACCTCTCAGCACATCGAATTTCTCAAGCAGGACTCCACCGCCAAGGAGAAATACCAGCAGGTTTGGCCAGTGTTCTCTCAGGTGCAGTCCGTTGCCCGCGGAATCCTCACCCAGATGCAGAAGCAGCAAAACGAGGCGCAGGCTGGCGGGATGGCTCCGCAGGGCGCTCCTCCGGGTCCTGCGATGGGCCTCCCGATGCCGGGAGCCGGGATGTAAGGCTTGCTAGTAAACCACCACCAAATGAAGAAAACCAAAGCAACCAAGGTACAGCAGGAGGACGGAAAGCTCGCGATTGAGCAGCCGCCTCCTGTTTTGCGCGAGCCGTCAGTCCTGACGCTTGAGGAGCGGCGTGAATTGCGCCTCCTCCTCAACTCACCAACCTTCGTTAAGGCATGGCACATCGCCAGCCTGTGCAAGCCGAGTGTGTTCCCGGCTGAAGGATTCAACACTCCGATTGGCCAGCAGTCCGCCTACGCCCGCCTCCACGAGTTGCGAGGCTGGGACATGTTCGGCCGCGCTATTGTCGCGCTGGCTTCCGAACCTCGCATTCCACAGAAAGAAGCCCCCATCAACTTCCCTGAACAGTAATTTCTATGTCCGAACCTACCACCACCACTACTACGCCGGCTGCTCCTGTGGCCAAGGCTCCGACTCAATCCGGTCCCGATGGTCTCGCGGACCTCATTCGCAACACGATTGTTGAGGGCGACGCGAAGGCTGCGACTCCCAAGCAAGATACCGCTCCGGTCGAACAGAAGGCTGCGCCCGTCCAGCAGGCTAAGGCTCCGTTTGTTCCGCCGATTGTGGCGCAGAAGCCGAAGGAAGCCGCCCCTGCCGAGGTTGACCCGCTCGAAACGATTGAACCCGACAAGGGCACGACGGAAGCCGCCAAGGCTAACTTCGCCAAGCTCCGCGAAGCCTACAAGGCGTCCAAGACCGAGCGTAGCACCTACCAGAAGCAGCTTGTGGAGCTTCAGCAGCAGCTTGAGCAAACCAAGAAGTCCTCCGCCGCCGCCCCCACTGCGGATTACGAGACGCTGAAGGCCGAACACCAGAAGGTATTGGACCATCTGGCGAAGGTTGACCTACAGAACCACCCCGACTTCGTGGCCAAGTATGTCGCACCCAAGCAGGCGGCGCTTTCTGAGGCTCAGGAAGTCCTTAGCTGGAACGATAAGAAGGTGGACCTTACGACGCTCCTCGGGAAGTCGCCCAAGGAGCTTTCTCAGGCCCTTGCCGATGTTACTAAGGGAATGAACAGCGTTGACGCTGCCACGGTGATTCAGGCGGTTCGCACGGCCTCCAAGCTCGATCAGGGAGCCGCCGAACAGCTCAAGAATGCCAAGGCCACTGCCGATCAGCTTGGCCAACGTGCAGCCTACCAGAACCGCACGGAGTTTGAGAGCGTGTGGAAGGAAAGCGGTATTGGTGAATTCCTCGGGAAACACGAGATTTCTGCCGATCTTTCTGCCGAAGATAAGGCCGAAGCCGAAGCCTATAACCAAGGCATCGACAGCATTCGCCAGAACGCCGAGAAGTACGCCTTCGGCAATCTCGCCCCTCGGGATGTTGCCTCTGTCGCACAGAAGGCGGCTTTTGCCGATTTCGTCACCAGTCACGCATTCCCGGCGGTCGGCAAGGCTATGGCTCAGATGCAGTCTCAGATTCAGACGCTCACTCAGGAGTTGACGGCAATTCGTTCCTCTCGCTCGCCCGGCGTTCCCACCGCCCCTGCGCAGTCCGCTGCCCCCACAGCCTCTAATCGCTATGGCGGTAATGGGCTTGCTCAAGAGGATATGGCTGAGACTCTTGCGAAAATCATGCGCAACGGATAAAGCCCGCTTATCGCCCCAACAGCATACGAGGCTACCGGCACACCCGGTAGCCTTTTTCTTTTGTGCAGTTGACTACACAACAAAAGATGCTAGTCCTTAGTGCAGACACGGGTTTCCCGCCGTCCCTGTCCGGCACTCCTTAGCAGGTCGTGATTTAGGTAAGCTGCTTCGGCCTCCAGCGAAAACAGTCAGTTTTTCGTGGAATACGTCCGCACGTTAGCGGTTCCCGAAGTACGAATGCGGCATTCGCCGCACAACCAAACTTCAGAATAGAAAGCACTTACAATGGCTAGTTTCACCGATCTCTCCAATTACATCCCGGTTGCGATCAACCAGTATCAGGAGCCGTTCTACAACAAGGTTATCGCCGAGTCGCGGATCATGAACCTGATTCCCCGTCGCGAGTTCAAGAACTCCGATGGTTTGAACCCGGTTGTCATTACCACGACCGCCGAGCTTCCCACCAGCTATCCGACTGGTCTGGCGAATCTCGCGCTGTCCAATGGTAGCGGCTCTGGTGCCTGCGACATCTCCGGTACGCTCATTCGCCACGGCTATACCTCGCGCACCTATGCGCTTGAGGTTGCTGCCTTCGAGTCCCTGCCGCTCTGCGCCACGGACCTCGATTTCGGCCCCAATGGTCTTGATGGTTCGGCTCAAGTTATCGCCAACTACATCAAGAACATGCAGTTGTATCTCAAGACGTTCTGGGCGGACTGGTACCGCATCAAGAACATCGCGATGATTAACAACAAGCTCGGCTGCGAAGCCGACGGCGCGTTCAACACCGCTAGCGACACCAACGCGGACTTCTCTGGCTTGGCGAACCTCCCGAGCGACATCCTCCGCTGGAACCACCTTGATCCGCTCTACGATCTTGCGTTCCAGACTGGTATGTCGGAGCAGTCCCCGACTGCTTCCGGTGGTGCCCCGGCGTTCTTCCTCGTGGCTGGCATGAATGCCAAGCGCCGGCTGTTCCAGTACGACAACCTCGTCCGTGACACCGTTAACTGGCAGACTGGTGTTGCCGCCTTCGATAACTTCAAGGCGATGGGTGTTGATACTGCGATCAACGGCTTCGTTCCGATTGTTGATCCGCTCGCCGTTCGCTATGCGGCTGATGGTACGACCCAGATCTATCCGTTTACGAACGAGAACACCACCACTGGCCGCCGGTGGATTCCGAATCCGAACTACAAGCCGGTGTCGCAGGGCGGCTTGGCGGTGTACGAGGTGTTCCACGTTCTGAGCAACAACATCTGGGAATGCCGTCCGCGTGCTACTGGTGTCGGTGCGGTGTCGGGTGCTACCTTCAACCCGATCAACTACACTGGCGAACTCATGTGGATCAACAACCGAGACATGACGACCAATCCTCTCGGCAACAAGGGCTACTTCCGCGCCGACGTTCAGGTTGCGGCGAAGCCCATCTTCCCGGAGTACGGCTGGTCCGGTTTGGCGCTCATCGACGAGCCCGCTCCGTAATTTGGTGGTGGTTTAAGGTGATTCAGGGGCTGGCTTGCCTTAGGCGACCAGCCCCTTTTCTTATCCCAAATGCCTAAATCAACACTCTGGGCTACGGAAGTCCCGACCGCCGGCAAAATCCCTATCGCCTTGACTGGCGGAAGGATTGCGAACGGCTGGGTGAACACGAACTACGCCGACGTTGCTGTCGTGTCCTCGGATGTCGCACTTGGGGCTACGCATAGCATTGTGCTGGTGTCCGCTGAGGCTGTTGTAACGCTGCCGTCGCCGATTGGGCTGAATGGGCGCGTGTACAACATCGTCCGCATTGGCTCCGATAACGTTACGATTTTGACTGATGACGGATCAACAATCAGCGGGGATAGCAGCCTCACGCTCACTTCGCAGTGGGATAGCGTAGTTGTGGTAGCTGTTGACTCCCTTGGTGTTCTGGGTTGGGTTAGGTGCTCCTAAAATGGCGGACTTCAAAAGCACTATCATCAAGGACGACTACGGCAACGAGGCTGAGTGCACGCTTCTTGACCAGCTAAAGGTTGCGCAGTCCTTCCGGTTGGCTGGTGGCGTCTTTAATGACAGTGTTCTTGACCCCAACTTCTACACGGCTTCTACGGCTGCTGGTGGAACGGCAACGGTAGCAAACGGAGTCCTCACCGTAGCAGTTACGACTACCAGCGGATCTACGGCTGGCGTTGCTACGGCTCGCCCCGGCCGCTACATGGGGAGTAACTCCAACTACTACCGGGCAAACGTCCGTCTTGGAGACACTGGAACTGCTGGAAACATACGCTATTGGGGAGCGTTCAATGGAACTACGGCTCCTACCAGTGGATTCTACTTCAAACTGGATGGCACTACGTTTAGCGTCTGCCACAAGCCGATTGGCGGCGCTGAGGTTGCGGTTGCAAGTGGCTCCTTCAATGGCCACGTCTCAACCCACCAACCAACCACAGACTGCACCACTTACGAGATTTACTATACGGTGCGTCGGGCTGTTTTTACAGTGAACGGGGAAATGCTTCACACGTTCACATCCACAACTGGTACACTATCCGGCGAACTCCATCTCCGCGCCAACATCCTTTCCGTCAATGCGGCGGTAGGCCCAGCAGTGATTATCTGCTCTCAGGCGATGACGATCACCCGGCTTGGCGAGGCGCACAGCAATCCCCGAGCCGTGAACATCTCTGGGGCTGCGACAACGCTATTGAAGACCGGGCCTGGGGCGCTCCACCGGATCGTGATGTGCACTCCGAAGGGCACTGCCACGATTTACGACAACACAACGGCCACCGGCGCGCTGCTTGGGGTGATTGATATGGGGTCGCTGACAATTCCAGCTTCGCTGGAGTTCGGGAGCGATTTCACGAATGGGCTCACCATCGTTACAACTTCCACATCGAACATTACGGCTATCTACGAATAAGGCTCAACCATGGCTACTCCCATCCGACCGAAAGACATCCCGACCACGGCCAGCACTGCCGCTGCCGACGATTACTTCATCATTGATGGAGCCACGAATGGCACGCGAAAGTACGCCCACGACCGCGACCCGGCGGCGCACCTGAACATTGTGCGCCGCACCCAGAGCGGAAACCTGGCGCTGACCACTGCCGACTACCAACACCAGCGCATTATCCCCGACGCCGACCGCGAGGTGACGTTGCCGGCTGAGGCCTCGGGTCAATGGGTGTTTCTCCTCTGCCACGCCGGCGCGAGCTACAACATCACGGTGAAGCGGGCCGGTGGCACGACGGTGGGCGTGCTCATTCCCGGATCGTCGCTCGCCGTGGCATGGGATGGCACAGGCTTCGGGCTCTGCTGACGACATGACTCTCGCGCCATTCAGCCAGCTCTACCAGAACATCAGCGCGACGATGCTCGCGCTGGGACTCTCGCATTCCGACGAAGCGGCGTTCAAGACGTGGGCGTATTCGGCGTGGATCGACAGCGGGTTCACGCCTTGCCACGCCGTCTTGTCGCAGCCAGCAACGTCGCTACTGATCCAGTTCGACGTGCGTGTGGCTACTGCCGGGCACAAGGTCAATGTTTGGTGGGGCGATGGCACAAGCAACAGCTATACGCCCGACACTGGCGCGAACACCGAGTGCGTAAAGACCTACGGCGCCGGTGCGCTGCGGCCAGTCGTGGTAATCGGAAGGGTCTCGCGTTTTGAGTCAAATTATGGCGACGGAAGAACAGCCTTCGGTGGTCGGATTCAAGGACTCGGGACCGCCCTGAAACACCTCCAAGTATGGGGCAACAACACGCTCTCGGGATCTATCTCCGCGCTGACCGCCCTAACTCACCTGAGTGCCGGCGGCAACAACACGCTCTCGGGATCTGTCTCCGCGCTGACCGCCCTTGCCTACCTCGGCGCATGGGGCAACAACACGCTCTCGGGATCTGTCTCCGCGCTGACCGCCCTGACATTTCTCGGGGTTGAAGGTCTCAATACGATCACTGGCTGGGAGCTTGTAGCTGCATCTGCACCTGGCCTCTGCCAACTCTACCACGGAGGCCTCACCGTCTTGTCGTCAGCGCAGACCAACGCAGTGCTCGCCGGATTCTGGACCAATCGCAACGCGGCAAAATCGCGATACGAGCGCGAGATCGACATCGGAAAAGACACACCCACGCAAAACGGTGCACCCACCGGCCAAGGGCTCGCAGACAAGGCAGCGCTCCAAGCCTACAAGTCCCCGAATGACACTGGCCCAATCGTCTGGACCGTAACCACGAACTGACCATGAAATCCAACTACGCAATCTTCGACGAGTCCGGCAACTTCTCCCGCTTCGAGGACCTCGACCCGGCCGTGCTCCCACCGATCCCGCTCGCCGACGACGGACATCCCCGCGCCGTGCCCACGACCGGCTCCGCGCCCACACTCGCCGATGGCGAGACGCTCGCGTACGGACGGGCTGGCTGGATTGTGCTGCCGGCACCGGACATGAGCACAATGCCGGTGCCGACCATCGTGACGAAGCGCCAGCTTCGGCTTGCCCTGCGGGCCTTCGGCATCACCACCGGAACCATCGAGAGCGCGCTGGCCAAGATCTGTCTCTTATCCACATCAGACGCTGCCGACGAAGAGGATAGCGCAGATCTCGCTGGACGCCGTAACACTAACAAAAAACACACCAAACCACCACAATACTCTACATACCACATCGACTACACTCCTATGAC